TCCAGAGGTTTAGCTATGGCTGGTTATCAAGCTAAAGAAGTAAGAGAAGATGTAAATAGACAATTAAAAACAGCACTTAATAGATCCTTTGCAGGAGTAGCAATACAGCCTGTAGCTGAGATAGCACCACCTCCTCCAGTAATGCAGAACGTAGGTTTAACATTGATGTTAGGAATGGGTAATGCGTTAGGAGAAGGAATTATGGGAAATAAAGGTCTTATGCAGAGGTTTGATAATAGCAAGATGGGAGGAGGTACAGGTAACACAAGTTACACCCCACCACCTTCAATGAGTCCCGGATATAAAGGAACAGGTATCCCTAGATTTTTACCAGAAGGTTCCTTTAATATTACGCCCGGTTATCAAGGTTTTAACTAATGATCCCAAATTACAACATAAGTGGTCAGTCACTAAATACTGAAGGAATAGTTGACATCATTCCAGAACAGGAAAAAGAAGACGCACGAATACAGGCATCGGAAGAACGATACCTACAACAACTAGAAAAGAACTCAGCAGATAGAATTAGAAACTCTGAGAAGACATGGGGTCAATTAAGCTCATTATCTTCAAAGCTGGGACAAATATTAAAAGAAAGACAAGACAAACATAGAGCAGATAGAGAAGCTCAAATTTCATTAGACATATTAACTAGAGGTGTTAGTCCAGAACTAGAAGCTACTTTTAGAGGTGAACGTGATTTACTGTTTGAAGATCACCTAGCAACAGAAGAGTTTGCTTCCAAGTACGAAGCTGATACTGGAGACAGTATTACAGCCAGTGAATTTAGAAAGATGGCTGGTTGGGAAAAGTATATGGTTGCAGAACAATATGCTCTTCAGAAAGCTAAAGGTTATGACCAGTATGTTTATGATGCTTATGAAACTACAAAAATAGATGTAGTTAGAGATGGTGTTCCTACAAATGTTGGGCATCTAGACAACCTTTCTCCAGCAGAACAAGCAGCTTTAGATGAAAAAATAAAGTTTGAATATGCAAGACAATTTGCAGGATTAAATCCAGCTCTTGTAGCTACTGTTGTTAAACCAGAGATAGATAAGTTTGATGCTAAAAGAAGAAAAGAACAAGCAGTAAAAAGAGAAAAGGCTTATCAGATTCAAGTACAAGAGTCTGACTCAAAGATGATAGAACTAGGGTTTGCTACTGCTAATCCTGAAGATGGTCATCAGTTAGCACATGATTGGGCAGCTCGATACGCAGCTAGAAATAGAGTTTCTATACAGGCAGGAAGAATAGCTTTTAAAGAAAACCTTATTGACTTAGTAAGTGAAAATAAAATTTCATATCCAGAAGCTATGTCTATAGTTAATCACGAAATTACAGCTCGTGATGGTTCTACAAAGACTATGGGTTCTTGGAAAGAGTGGGAAGGTTTACAAGGAGAATTAGCTGATGCTGCCAAAATGGGAGCACAAGCTAGAGAAGAGCAAAAAGAAGCTCAAATAATTGCTGATGTAGAAGTCATTAAATCTTATGGTGATTTAGATAATAATCAGAAAACTTTGTTGATGGCTCATTATAAAGCTCAATATGATGGTTATGTTCCAAGTGATATAGCAGGAGCTTTAGCTGGACATATGGATGATGAACAAGCTGAAGAAATGATCCAAGAATCTCTTCGATATCAAGGTGGAGTTTATGATTTTGATATGGCGAATGTTAGTACAAGAATATTCAACAAATACAAAGACAAAATAATACAAGAAGGAGCTACTACTCCGGGTACTGATTTACATAAAGATGCTAACGATTGGATTAAATCTTATACCAACGAAGCTTCAGCAGATAAATTTGGAACTGAAGATATCAAATCACCAAAGTGGTTAGCTTTAAAAGACAACCTAACAGAAGTATTTAATAAAGCCTACATGACTACTTACATGCGTGATGGTCAAGTTGTTGCTACTACAGATCAAGCTTATGCAGCAGCTAAACAAGCTGTTAAAGAAGCTATAGCTGATCCAGTTAAAGTCAATCAAATGATGAGTACTGATTTTGTTGATGGTGATGAAACTTATAGCCGTATGATGCAAGTCTCCATGACTGAATCTGCTGGAGGTAAGTGGAGAACTAATAAAATCACTGCTAACGCTGAAATAGAAGAAGGACTTATAGCTTGGAATAATAGTCCATTAAAACAGTTAAAAGATGTACCAAGCTATTACAGAGATTTAGCCATGAGGATGGGTGTTAATCCAATTAACTTTGCTAATGCTCAAGTTAGATTTCTTGTTGAAGATGAAGTAAAAGATGATGATTCAGATGACAAGTTAGATGATGTAATAAAGAATCTTATTTATAAATTTCCAACCCGTGGTCGTATTACAAGAGCAAGATATGAGATGGAGTATGGGGAACAAAATGTAAAAACATCCATTTATAACAAAAAAGCTAATACGATAAAGGACGAGTAACTGCGGTTTACTTGCCTTTCGTATGGCAATAATTACCGTGGTAACTATGAATGAAGAATTAGATCCAACAATCGAGATAGGAATATCTGGTGATGGATTATCCGTTGAGGAAACTGCTGCGGCAGTCGAAAACATGCAAGCAGCAGAACAGGAACGAGCTGCTGTACAAGAACAATACGCTGAACAAAAAGAACAAGCAGCCGAGGTTAACAAACCAGAAGGAGCTAACTTAGGTGACTATATAGTTGATACTGTCAAAGCACCTTTAGCTGGTGCCAGAGATGCTGCTGCTAACCTAATAACCTTTCCTGAAAGAGTTATTGACATGGTATCAGGAGAAGCAGGAGAAGAAGGATACGAACCAGAATGGGATGATTTTCTATATGGTGAGGAAGATCCTTTAGAGACTAAAACTTGGTGGGGAGGATTAATAAGAGGTGTTACTGAAGTTGGAGTTACATTAGGCACAACTGGTGGATTTGGAAAAGTAGGTAAAGGTCTTACTTTCTTACAAACACTTAAACAAGGTGCTTTAACTGGAGCTAGATTTGACTTACTAGATAAAGAATCTCAAGAAAGTAATATCTCTGGAATGCTTAAAGAACGCTTTCCTTTATTAGACACACCACTCGCTTCACAAGAGCATGATGGTCCAATAATGAATACGCTTAAAAACGTAACTGAGGGATTAGTTCTTGGAGGTATATTTGATACTGTATTGACTGGTGTTGCTAGAAATTTTCCAAAAGATCAAATAGATAATTTCATTACTTCTAGAAAAAAAAGTATTAAGTCTCAACAACTAGAAGAAGCTGCTACTCAGATGAAGGAACCCGGATTCAGAGCAAGTAAAAATCCTGACATAGCAGACAGATCTCAAAAAGCTACTACTTCAATAGATACAGCTCAGAATATAAGTAAATCTAGAAGAAAGAAAAAGACTAATTTTGGTTCTGAAGAAGGAAGTGTAGGTGCTTCACTATCTAATACAGAAGTTACAGCTCTTACTAAAGGAACTAAAGAAGCAAGATCAGTTATTGAGAAAGTATTACGTAGATTTAGAAGTCAAGGTTATGTTCAGCAGATGAAAGAAACTGCTGCCAGACAAGGTAAGACTCTTGATGAAATGTATGCACAAGATCTTGATACTTATAAAGCTGTATTTGAGGGTAGAAATACATCTGACATGACTCCCGAAGAGTTTTGGAAAGAAATTAGTAAGGAAAAGTTTGTTCGTCAAAGTGGAAAGAAAAAACTATATGAGTATGTCAGTAGTGAATATGCTGATGCTATAGATATGATTAATGCTTCTCTATTCAATGAAATTAGAGATGCAGGCGTTGCAGCTAGAGAATTAGCAGATATCTACGACATTAAAGATATTGATGGTCCTGCTCAGAAGATGGTTGAAAAACTAATCGCTGGTTTAAGGATTAGAAAAATGGCTAGTGCAGACATATCTCAACAACTACGTCAGTACGGAAAGATGAGGGGTAAAACAATTACCCCAAAACTACAAGCTGAAATGATAGACAAACAAGTACAGGAAAGTATTGATGCTTTTCGTATGGCTTTAGATATGACTACCGAAGAGGGTGGTGACGATGTATTTAAGGCAATGTTTGAAGGTATATCTATGGCTAAAGATATTCATACACTCGACGATCTAGATGCGTTTATGCGTGTCAAGATGAGAGGTGGTGAATGGGCTGGAGACCCTAAAAAGACTGGTGCATTTTTAAGAGAGATGGGGTCTATGTTTACTCATAGTGTTCTATCTGGACCTAAAACAGCAGTCCGAGCAATCATGGGTACATCTACTGCCTCATTCTCACGTCCAATGGCTATGGCTATGGGAGGTCTATTAAGAGGAGATAGTGCAACTATGAGAGCTGGTTTAGCTTCTTTAAATGCAATGCGTGAAGCTATACCTGAATCCTTTGAACTATTTAAAAGAAGATTAAATTCTTATTGGTCTGGTGATATTTCAACAATGAAAACTAGATTTGTTGAGAGAACCAAACAAGATGACCAGTGGACTATGTATGGTCATTGGGCAGAAACTAGAGGAAACCAAGTAGACAAAGCTTTATATAGAACTGCCAATATGGTTAGAGGTTTAAACGACAATAGTTTTTTAACCTACTCAACCAAAATCATGGCATCTACTGACGATGCTTTTGCATTAATTATTGGTAGGGCTAGAGCTAGAGAAAAAGCATTTCTAAAAGCTGCTGATAAATTACCTGATGGTAACTTCCAAAACTTAGACTC